ACTCATATTGAGCAAAGTCGTTACACCCAGAGAGCATAGCGTCTTTAGTGTCTTCCCTTCTGGCTTCAATTTCTTTTAAAAACTTTTTAGCAAGCCAAACTGAATCCATTAATAAATACCAGAAAACTTACCGCCATATTCAGCAATACCCATCCCTCTAGATTTGCCTTTGCCCATACCTGGCTTTGGTTTTGTATTAGTATCAAAAGTGCCTTCATTAGTTTTCAAAGACGCACTGCCTTTGTTGCTATAGCCATTTTTGTTTTTTAATACTTTTGGTGTTTTCTGTTGACTGATTTCTGTTCGTTTAATCATGTGTCATATTATGTAGAGTAAAAATTTATTTTGCAACTTTTATTTACCTTGTCCTGCATATTTTTTATATTGTTTTTTTGCTTGTTTGCTTTTTGGATAGGTATTTTTACTGTCACCTATAGACGTTCTTTTTCTTTTTCTGCGTTGATTGTCCTTTATGAAAGCCCCGTGGCCTTTAATCCTAACTGGCATTAATTACGATTCATCAGGTCTAGATTTTTTAGTAAACGTTGTTGATCTAATCTTGCCCTAGCTGTATCGTCACGCATTTCTGCAATATCTTCTGAGGTTTGTATTCTTTCTCTATCAATAGTAGCCCTTCTTGCAGCTTCTTGTGCCTTACGTGATTCTTGAGCTACAAACTGTTGTTGCTCGATTGCTAACTCTTGGCCTTTGAGTGCTAGTTCTTGTTTTCTTATAGCTACTAATGGGTCTTCATCCTCTGGTGATTGTATTCTTGCAGTATAGTCAGCTATCAATTCTGACATAATGGGAGCAGAAAACTGAGCTAATAAATTATTAGCTTCTTGTATTAACATACCTTGCTCAGCTGGACTAACTTGTTGGGCTTGTTGTTGTAACTGTTGAAACTGCTGTAGTGCTTCAGGTGGCATTTGTTGTTGAGCTAATATATCTGCTTTCATTTGCAAATGCTCCATAACGTGTGAGTGAATTAAAGCTTGCACTTGGGCGTTCATTTGCACAGGTGGTGTATTGAGTAGACTCATGTGAGTTGCAATATGAGCATCATGATTTTGTTCTATAAATGATTTGGCTGGATTACCTAATAGTAATTTATTATTTTCAAACCCAGCTTCAATTGCTTGAGGCTCTGTTTGTGGGGGTGGCACTAATATCTGTTCAATATTATCTACTCCTATCGCTGCATACATACGCTTATAGGACTCATAAATACCTGCAGCACCGTGGACTTCTGGATTGGATTGCACTAATTGCATCATTTCTTGGGCCATAGCTATTCTTTGTGACTGACTAAAGATATCAGGATTTGATACAGGGAATATATCTACTCTATCGTCAAAATCTGTTAATTTTATGCTGTTATTAGCATTTGCTACGTTATATGGGTATTCTTCTGGTAAATACTCTTTAAATACGTTAGAAAGTATCTTAAATTCTTTTTTTTGTGAGTTATGTAGTCTTTTATGAATAGCTGACAATACCTTGGTTGATCGTTCTAACAAGGCTAAAGTCGTTCCTACAGGTGCATTTGGATTACCTTGACCCACGTTTATTTCTGAAATAGATGCAAATCTTTGACCAGCATTAACTAATATGCCTAAAAGGTTTAATAAGGTGCCACTAGGCTCTTTAAAGGGTAAGGGTTGGATAGATTCACGTAAAGAACCGCCTGGAGCGTCTACATCTCTAAATTCACCTGGTTGTATGGGTGTATCTTCGTCCCTGATCCTAATACCACGGGTTTTAAACCCTGCAGGTAGGTTTGCAAGGGTGCCAGCATCTATTAACTGCCTTAAAATACTGGTGGAGGCCTTAGAAAGGCCACCAATCATGTGGGTAAGACCAAAACCATAGAATCCTAGGCCAGGCAGAAACTTAAAATGCACAAAATACTCTATTTTTTTACGCAAAGGGTCATTTTGCTCATAATTACGGTAAATACTAAGGATATTATTGGTGTTTGAGTCAATAGTTACAATATAGGGTAGCTTGACCCCAGTCATTTCACCCATATCATCCATATCTTCATAGCCGTTTATCTCTAAATTACAGTGGACTTCGTATAATACCGATATTTCACCTGTATCATAACTAGGTTCTAGACCTGATAACTCGTTTATTTCTTCTTCTACTTGGCTATATTCAGTATTATCAACGCTTGCTACCTTAACTTTCTTGTAAAAACCCATAGCTTGGAGTTTTTTAACCTCATTCTCAGGCATTTTGACTACATTTGTGATTCTAGGACATGATTCTAGGTCTGTAGAGAAATAAGGCACGATCAAATCTTCTGGTGCAATAAATTTAGATACGGCTCGACCTAGAGCTTCGTCATAATATATTTTTTTAAAGGCGGAACCTGCAAGAGGTAGATAAAACAACATCTGGTCTAGTTCTTCATCAAACTCTTCCATTACGTGGGTAATCTGATAGTTCATAAAATCAGCTACCCTTTGGGCTTGCTCTTCGACTACCACATCATATTTACCTACCACTTGAGTTTTAACAGGACCGTTAGAAGGTAACAGCTCTTTGTAGGCTTGAGCTTGGAAATTAGTAACGGCTTCTCCTAATAATGGATGTATGACACCTGAAGCTCCTTCAAAGGGTTCTGATCTTTCTTGATCAAACTTCATGCCTAGATACTTAAGACCGTCTGTATAGGTTTTTTCCCAATCCTCTCTAGAAGATTTATCTTTTTCTATACCAGCAACTAACTCTAGTGCAATACCGTTAAGAGTATCGTCATCTAAGACTTCTGCGATATTACTATCAAAGTTAGTATCAAGTGGCATATCTTCCATACCACCTAGGACAGCACTACCGTCATCCATCATTTCAAAATCTTCTTGACCAGCTTCTTCAATTGCTTCGATAGCAACTTGCATGTCTTCGGTACCTTCTAAAGTATTTTGGGAGTTTGGAATATTGTTCGGTTCTTTTTCTATTGCCATTAGTAATATGCCCTTTTAACAACTGGTCTAGAGTCTTCTAAGTAATCGTCATGTAACGAAACTAAACCACCTTCCCTAAATCTCATTAGGGCTTGGGACATAGTATCACATAAATCATCATTTTTACCAAAGGGAAAAGCTGCACACTCCTCTATCATATCTTCAGCAAATTTCTTTTGTGGTGCCCAAACCAAACCAGACTCAAAGATTGGTGCGACTGAGTGCATACGGGTAGATTTATCATGACCTCTTGTAGGCGAGTAATTTACTACAGGTATGCCTAATCTGCGTAGTTCGTGGGTAAGTGGTGTTCCAGATGCTTTACTTTCGATTAGAGTCATATCAGGATCCCAGTATTTATATTCTTCGTAGGCTACCCTTTTTAGTTCAGGAAAGTCCCATCTGCCTTTTTGGGCATCAAGCAAAATAATAGAATCAGGATCATCAGGGGTTGGATTAAAGACACCCCAAGTAGAGATAGCAGAGTAGTCAGAGTTTTGCTTTTTGCTATAAGCAGTATCATAACTTTGAATAATATATTTTACAGGAGGCAAGGAATCATGCTCCCAAGGATTCCACCACTCACGCTTAATAATCGAACCTTCTTCTGCGGTAGGAGTTTGCATCCACTGGGCGTTCCATTTTTGGGTAGGTAGTGATGCTTTTACTTTATTAAGTTCTTCTATATCCCAAAACTCAGGCCAAAGTGGATTACCTGATTCTTCAAAGATAGCTGGAAACTCTACAATATCCCACTGATCGGCTAGTTCTTCTTTCTGGGCTTCTAGGAGCCTTTCGGTTAAATCTAGCGAACTCCACCTTGTCATCACTAATATAATGGCACCACCAGGCTGTAATCTTTGTCTAGGACCAGAGGTATACCATTCCCAACAAGCCTCCATAGCAGTTGGACTTAGAGCATCTTGTTCTGAGTGTGGATCGTCAATTATAAGCAAGTCAGCACCACGACCTGTTATAGCTCCACCCACACCAGCTGCGAAGTATTCTCCGCCTTTGTTGGTTTCCCAACGACCAGCAGACTTAGAATCAGCTTGTAGTTCTACTTTGCTAAATATTTTTTTATACTCCTCAGTATCCATCATGTTTCTGACCTTACGGCCAAAACGAACCGCAAGCTCGCCTGTATGGGTAGTTTGCATAATTTTACGATTAGGTTGTTTACCCATAATCCAAGCAGGGAAATAGGTAGAACAAAACTCAGACTTGGTGTGTCTTGGTGGCATGTTAATAATTAAACGTTTACACTTACCTTCGGCTACTTCTTCTAGCTTTTTTGCAAAGATTTTATGGTGACGGCCACAAATAAACTCTGGCCACATGTAATTAATAAATTCTAGGAAAGAACCTTGGCACTCTTTTTGCTGTTCTATTAGAGCTAGACGCTCTTGTAACATTAAGGTTTCACGTATCTCAGAATCAGATAGATGTGAAAAATTAGGATTGGTCACTTATCAATCTGTAGTTTTAAAAAACTTAGACGGATCTTTAACCATTTCATCATATTGTTTTCTTAGTCTAATGTTTTCAGCTATTTCATCATTCACGTTATCTAGCTGTTTTTGATATATTGCTAAGTTTTCTTTTTTTAATATTGGATCGGTACCTTTTTTTATGCTTGCAATTACGGCTTCTAGTCTAGTTTTTTCTTTTGCTAAAAAACTTCTAGTCAAATTATCCAAAGCTGTTAATCCGCCTTTAACTTTTTTTGGACCAAAAGCCATAGCAGCAGCACCACTTAATCCTTGCCCACGTAATCCAAATCTATCAACTAACTGTTGACCAGCTGGGTTTAACATTTGATAAAGTGGACCACCAAAAGCCTCAGTCATTTCAAAAGGAGATATAGGAGAGATAGAACCAACATCTGCACTTCCACCCTCAGCCATCATCATAGGCTCTTGAGTTTGTTGCATTTGACCGCTAAGTAACGAATCAATATCTACACCTAAAAGCTGACCAGCTTGGTCAAGCTCGTCTTCAGAAATACCGTATTGCTCTAAAAAAGCTCTGATTTGATCTTCGTTAAGACCTTGTTCAATCAACATATTTATAACTTGTATAATCTGCATGAGGGCTCCCTGAGCCTCTTGCATTTCAGCCTGGGATACTTCTTCTGTTTGAGGTTGCATTTGCCCAGATAAATCGGGGGGCATAGGAGTCCCT